CTTTTCCAATTCGGGCAATATTTAAGTTCTTCGCTTTATATATAAAGGGTTTGCGGGTTGTGCAATGCAACAATGCCTTCTACAATCAGGGTTTGCGGGCTATTGATAGCTATAATGCCCGTAGAATGGGGCTATTAGCGCCCATATAGAGGGCGTATTGACCATTCTATAAGGGTTTGCCGTTGATTGTGCTTAAAAAATAGGCAAATAATGCGGATATTGCCTAAAAAATAGGCAATTCGGGCAGGGGCGGCAGGGGGTCAAAAAAGCGCCCATTTTGAGGGGGGCATGATGGCAAAACAACTAGGGCGGGGGCTATTGTTTGCCCTGCTATATGGGGGGCGAATGGCGCTAAACATGGGCGCATTGTAATAACCCCATTAAACACTCAACTATTGAGAGTATTACAAAATAGGATATATTGAGGGCGTATTACAAAACAACATAAAACATGAAAGGCAATAAACCATGAAAAAAGTATTTTCAAGCCACAATGAAGCCGCCCATATTTGGGCATCCCAATCACAATATGAGGGCAGGGGGTCACGGATTTTCTTTGAAGATGGCGTGATCTATTCTTATGGCCGCCATTTTCCCGTGGCTAAGTTTGCCAATGAATACGGCAATATTGTCTTATTCACTAATCGGGGCTATTCATCATCAACGGGTAAACATAAGAGTCTTATTCGCTCGGCCATTCCTAGCACTTATCAAGTGATCTATTGTGATGATCCAACAAGGGGGGCGGATCATAACTTATATAGATGGCAATGCGAGATTAATAGATTGCGCCGTGATTTTGCGGCCAAAACTCATAAAATTAGCCGTGGCAACTTAGCCGTTGAGATTTTCAAAACTTGCGAATCCGTGATTGTTTATTGCATGGCCTTAAAACTTGCAATTCCTGAATGGGCGAATGAATCCAATGATGAGATAAGCGCCCGTGATTATGTTTACGAATTGGCCAAAGTAAGAGAGGCCAAAAAAGCCGCCGCCCGTATTGAGTATGAAAAGGCAATGGCGCTCGAATCTATAGAGCGCCTAGCATTGTGGCGAATGGGTGAGAATGTATATAGCGGCGGGTTTCAATACCATGATACGGCGCTAAGAATCAAGGGCGAATCTATCGAGACTAGCAAGGGCGCAAAAATCCCCGTGGCCGATGCAATCAAATTGTGGCCGCTATTGGTAAGGGTTAAACAATCGGGCAAAACATTAGAGGCGGGATTGCATCAAATTAATTTGGGCGCTTATCGGTTTAATTCATTTGATGGCAATACTTTAATTGTGGGTTGTCATTCTATTTCATGGGTAGAGCTCGAAAAAATGGCAATTCAATTAAATTTAATTAATGAGGGGGTTACAGCATGAAAAAAATCATACTTACTATTGAGCAATACGAAAAAATGCGCCGCTTATCGGATTTTGCCGATTTTTGGATAGATGACAATGATCCGAGCTCCGAATTTTATGAGGATCAATATGCAAGCGATATAGAAGAGATATTGCAAGCGCAAGAGGTGATTCAAGAGATAGATAAACAATTATTAGAGGGCTAAACAATGAAAAAAACAACATTTTGGGATTATTTGGGAGCGGCCATCATGGGCGCTATTTTGGGCGCATTTTTGGCGCATGGTTTATTGAATGGGGGGTTTTAATGTATATGCGAAAAACTCAAGATATATATGTAATTCAAGGGCTATATTGTGGCGAATGGGTAGATGAGTGCGCCGAATTGACCAGAAAAGAGGCAATTTTGCGGCTTAATGAATATCGGGAAAATGTACCAGATTATTGCTATAAATTAGTGAAGCGCCGTGAAAAAATAGAATCAACAATTTAAAACACAATAGGACAATACAAAAAATGAATAAAATCAACTTTTACCTAGAATCCCGCCTTTTAGCCGTTAAAAAAAGGGCCGCCGAATGGTCAAAACACAATCCGGAGGGCGCATATAAGAGCGCCTTAGCGCATCAAGTGAAATATAAGCGCAAGGGATGGATTAAATACGATTCGGCCAATAGTTACAATGAAGAGGGGGATTTGTACCTCTATTCATTGGATGATTTTGATGGCGTACCCATTCAAGATGTAAGCCGCCGCCGTTTTGACTATAGCGGGTATTATGCGGATAATTTTCAATGCGAATTGATAGAGCCGCATATTGTGAGAATCAAAACAAGTAAGGGGCTATTCATTGCCCCCGCCATTGCTTATAGTGATTGTGATATAGCCACAATTTATCTATCAAAGGGCGAATTTTCCGAAGATCATAATATGGATTCGGATATATCTTACAAAATGGCAGGAATGGCCGATTCTATAGCCGAGCGCCTAGCCGAGCAAGGCCGAGATGATGATGCAAAATTTCAGGCCGAGCAAGTAACCGAGAATTTAAAGGCCGAGAATCAAGAGGCCCGAAAAGAGGCCCATATTTTGATTGTGGCTATAAAAGAGCAAAAGAAAATCGGCGCTATTGTCGGCCCTATATGCGCCGCTTTAATTGGTGAGATTAAAGCATTACAGCAAACTATTAGGGCCAATAATCAACGGGTTAGCGCCTTAAAAGAAAATTATTGGTTATCCATAGATTAAAAATTATCAGTTTAAGGGGGCGCTCTATGCGCCCTTTTAGGCGGGTAATTTTGCCCGATTTTAGGAAAATACAATATGAGCAAAATAGCACAATTCGCCCATGAATTAGGCGATATATCCGCCATTGGTGAGGCGCTAGGCCATCAATTAAAAGAGGCGCAATTCACCCTTGATATTTTATTAAAGCGCCGTGAAAAGGCCATAAGATTAGCCACGGGCGGCCATTGGGATCATGAGCAATATATTCTTGATGATCTACAGCAAGAATTAGGCAATGTATATGAGCAATTAGAAGATCTCTCAATTATCCCCGCCGAATTACAACATTTTTTAGCCGAATAGCCCCCTTATGGGGGTTTTTTTTACCCTTTTTTCTAGGGATATACCCTTATGTAAAAAATAATTTTATCTATTTTCTCGCTTAATTTTTAGGCATTGCCGCCGCATTTTTGCGCCCGTGGCTTGCTTAATGCCATCTATTTCCGATTGTTTAGCAATGGGGATATATGCCCCCATTCCTAAAATATTGGCAATGGTTTGCCCCTTTACGCCCAAAAAATAGGCGCATGGGGTTAGCCGTGGCAATTCGCCCTTATTCATTGAATGGCAGGGCGGGCGGGTTTATTGCATTATCTAGTAAAAAGTATTACAAGGGCCTTAAAAGGGCCGCCATGCCGTCATTATGAATTTTGAATAGCTAGATATTTGAATTTTAAAAGGGCCGCAATGGGGCTATAATCGGTTTTTAGCGGTAACTGTATAAAATTACAGTAAAAAAATCCCGTATTACAAAATTCAATTTTATAATGCAAAATGCAACCCCAAAAATGGTGTTTTGGAAATAAGCCACTAGTCATTTTCGGAAAAAAAAATTAGTGCCTTAATTTCTGTGGGAAAAAATGCCTTCGCAGCCGCCAGCCAATTTAAAAATTAGATGAGTGAAATTTTTCTGTGACTACATTTTTATAATCACCATTTTTATAGTCACAAATGCCATCTGGTGAGTAGTATCGATATACACCAGTTCTTTCTAAGATAGTTTTTAGTGTGTGATGCGATGCACAAAGCCCTTGAAACAGATTGATATGGAACCTCTCTTGCTCTCTCCGGTGAGGGATTACATGGTCTATATGGGCCGTTGCAGTTACTTTGCCATCTAACAGGCAAGCTGCACAAAGGGGGTATTGAGAGCGCATTGCCTCTCGCTTTTGTTTCCATGCTGCTGAGTTGTATAGCTTACTGTTAGCTACTCGCTTGTCTGATACTTTGCCACCATGTAGTGAGCATGAGCCTTGGTTGTAGAGGGGGGTCTCCTTACAACCGAGAAAATTACAAATTCGCTTGGAGGGAACCGATGGCATTACCGCAAGAAAGTTAGCTTATAGATTGTAGAGTCAAGCAAACTAACAATAGTATCAATCTCATTCTGAATATTACTGTACTCAGAGATTTGATCCCTATGCGTAATGACATACTCTTTAATTGATTGTAGGTAATCTAATGCCTCGACTGCTGGATTGCCAAACATAGGGGGATATGACTTGATAATCTCGCCTGTGCATCCTTGAATTACCTCTGCCAAGCTATCTGCGGCATCAACAATAGCATCATAATAAGAGCCAAGGGCAATATGCTTTGCATAAGAACCTTCGCCCTGTGCCTGTAAATGCATGATATGGGCAATTGTTGCTGAATGTAGCAATGTCCCTACAAATTCACCAATAATATTTTTATCCATAGTAGATTCATCCTTGTAGCCAGATGCATAGGCTGCTTGAGCTACTTGAATAGCTTTTTGCTTAGTGGCAAATGGGCCTTTACTACCCCAATACCAACCTTTGTCTGTGTGTTTAAATGGCATAGTTAATTATATCAATTCTTTTTCATTGCTTTTGCTTTACGCATAGCATCAAGTTTTTTACATACAAATGCACAATCACAATGGGGTTTCATGTCAAACTCAGGTAATGCTCCCCATCTAGTCATGCTTTCCGCTAATATCTTACGCTGAATCTTGCAAGGTTCCAAGCTAATCATTCTTTCCTGGCATCCTTTGCATTTTAAAGAGTAACAACCCCAATATTTCTTTGTTTTTGCTTTAATGCAATCAGGGCATTCGGTCACTTTGGGAGCCTGTCAGGGTAAAAGTTATATACCCAAATAGTTTTGCGACCCCGATTTGTTGGATTGTCTCTTGATTCTCTAGTAACCCATCTAGCTCTTATTAGATAGCATAGGCTCATTGAAATTTGGCTTGCTTTAAGTTCTGGGAGATGCGCCCTAATATCTGTAAGGGTTAATGGCTTCTCAAGGTCAATAAATGACTGTCGAACTTTGGTTGTTGCTTGACTTCTCATATGCTCTTTCTGTTGTTTCTTGTAATATATCACAAAAGGTGAGCTACTCAATATATTTGTCTAGGCATGACTCTAGTATTACTCATGGGCATATCCCCAAGCATAGCCGCCAAGTTGTCTCAACGGATTCTCCAAGTATATTTTTCGCTCATTGATAAAACGGGGCTACTCCTAGTTTCTAGTTTCGCCCCGTGAAGCCTATACTCCGCAACCGCAGATCATTTTGCCATTATATCCACTAACACAGCGATATGGGGCATAAGATGGGCAAGCTGCTGAAGCCGCAAATGATACTGTCAATAATACTATGGCAAGTGCTTTTTTCATAAATACTCCGCTTTACATGGTTTAACAAAAGATTTGTGTGGCTCTAGTCTTGGTGGTTCATGGTAGAAATGCCTTTTTGACAATTCTGACTCAATCCCCTCAAATTCAATATCACCATCTGCATTTACAAATGTAGAGGTATTGAATGCTGATGGGCTTTCAAGGTGAAGTTGCTGCAACACCAACTCAATTTCCCTTGCTGCATCCTTTAATTTCTTTTGTGGGACACCCATTCTTCTTTCCCCAAATATATTGCTAGAGGCATTCTTTAATCTTTGTTGCTGTTCTTGTGTAAGAAATATCATATATTGTCTTTCATTGAATTAATTTCTTTATGCCTTTGTTTGTGGCAAACCTGACATAACCAAACTACATTTAAAGGCTCATCATAATTTTCATGGTGCGCCAAACTTTTTGCTTCTCCACATTTATTGCACGGCAGTCTTGTTAATGCTCCAGACTTTAATGCTCTTGCTACTGCGCTATGGCATACAGACCTTCTTTTATCTTCATTTCTCCATAGCTTAGATACTTCTGATAAAGATTTAATGCGATCAGAGTTTTTTGATCTTTTTCTATCATATTCTCTAATTTTTTCAATATTTACTATTCTGTGTTTGCCGACAGTTTCTTTTACACAGATTTTGCATTTATTAAGATGCCCATCAGCCATAGCAGAATGCTCATAAAATTCTGCTAATGGCTTTAGGCAATTACACTTAAAACATTTTTTAGAATGAATCATGCTATATCCTTTGTGCTTAGAATATAACCATTATAGACCCATTCTAATTAAAAGGTATATCGTCAGCTATTTGTGCAGTATTTTGTGTAATATTTTGCACATTTTCTTTGGGTTTTGGCTCAAATAATGATACCCAACCATCAAAACCTACTGGGATTGAATCAATCTTCATGGATAGTTGGCCTTTGTCATTCTCAAAGCAAACTCCCATTTGATGCCACTTAGTTTTTTCTTCACCATTCCGGTCTTTGTATGTCCCGTTCTTGGTCTTTACTTCATATTTTAAAACCGCCATCATTTTTCTCCTGAGAGGATATTAATAAAAACTTCAACTTCTTCTAAAAACTCTTTTACTGCAACTTCCATTTCCGCAATGAGTTCTTCATCACGAATACAACGCTTTACAAACAACCTATTCTTTATTGGCAATCTAGGGTCGTAGCTAACAAAATCACACCAGGCTCGACCAGTTACCCACAACTGGCATTGAATCTGTTTGTAATATGTAGCTGGAACTTTATCGTCAAAAATATAGTCAAGATGAGTAGTCGTATTAGGACATTTTATCTCAATTAACCCATCATTCCCGACTAGGCCATCAGGACTTACCCCTAGATATTCAATAGTTGGGTGTTTCCAAAAGCCAGTTTTATCAACAAATGATTGAGTATGATTTTCATAGGCAATACGGGCTAAAGGTTCCGTTTGGTTCCCCCAATCCATTGCATTGCTTTTGTAACTTTCTTCCCACATCCCTGTTAATCGCTCTGCAACCATTTTTATTAAAT